CAAAATATTCGCACGCACGAATACCAAGTTAAGCAACACAATTACATTGTCAAGCATTTTGTTTCTTCTGAATACGGGAAACGCGATTATTTTGCGGTGAAAGTGGTAGTGACGGAGTGGTTATGGAAGAAGAGGACGCTGAGTTGGTGGTTCTTCGGCGATTGATTGCTGCGGAAGCATCTTTCCCGCGAGGGGAAGCGGAGGGTCGGCGGTGGCTGGAGGATGAGCCGCGTGAGGCATCGGATCGTCGGCCGGCCAAGTTTTACGCGCCTCCCGGCACCTGTGAGTATTGTGATCGGCGGCGCGCGGCATCGGCGCGGAGCATGCGCGAGAGCCGTGAGAGGGGTGGCGATGCCTGAGGGGCAGCGTCCGACGCCGCTTGCCAGGACGTATCCGGAGCCGGCGGGGGACATTGCGGCGCAGATGGCGGCGTTGGTTGATCCTCTTCATCCGAAGCGGGCGGTATGGGTTTCGGCGGGGACGGTGGTGGGGGTGGTGGTTGGTGCGGTTCCGCGGCTGAGCTTGCCGGCGGGGACGCTTTACGCGCGCTTGGGGGATTTGGATGCGCTGGTCGCGGAGCCTAGCCTGGAGACGTTGGCGAGAATCTTGGATTACGTTGAGTGCCGGTCGCCGGCGCTTGCGGGTTTCTTCCAGCTGCCGGTGGTGCAGGCGCTGAGCCCTGACGGCTGGGTGGTTCAGGAGCAGTTGGTGAGTTGGGGCCGGGTTGGTGAGGCGCGGCGTCGTGCGGCGGCCTATGGGCGGGTGCGGGTTGTGTCGGTGGGGGGGTGTCTTGGGCGTCGTCGGCGGCTGTTGGAGGAGGAGCGGGGATGCCGAAGCTGACGCCTGGGGGGAAGAAGACGGCTGTTGCGGCTGTTGAGTCGAAGCTGAAGGCGGAGTACCCGAAGGATCCTGGCGCTGTTTATGGGACGTTGAACAAGGCTGGCTTGATGCGGGGGAGCAAGGTGACGGCGAAGGGCCGCAGGGCGGCGAAAACCAAATGAGCACGCCGGTGGCGGGCCCGTTGGCGACGACGCCTTTGCATGTTGCCGCGGGGGACGTTGCGGTTTGGTGGAACGATCCTGGTGGGACGTGGGAGAGTGTGCCGCTGGGGGTGCCGGGTCCGGCGGGGCCAACGGGGGCGACCGGATCGCCGGGTGCGACGGGTGCGACCGGTGCGACCGGGGCCGCCTCGACGGTGCCGGGGCCAACTGGTCCCACGGGTGCGACGGGTACGGGGGGCACGGCTGGTGTGGCCGGTCCCACGGGCGCAACTGGGGCAACGGGCAGTGCGGGCGCGCCGGGCGGCGTTGGCGCTGCTGGGCCGACCGGGCCGACCGGGGCGACGGGCGCGACGGGGGCCACTGGCGCGGGGTCGGGCAACGTGACCGGTCCGGCGACCTGGACGGTTGGGTCGGTGCCGTATGCGGGTACGACGGCGGCGCTGGCCGAGGACAATCCCAATCATTTCTGGGACGGGGTGGGCCACAGTCTTGGGCTCGGCACGACGACGCCGATCGGCAGGGCGACGGTATCGGGAGCTACACAGGGCGTCTCGACGATCAACACGGCGGGCAGCCTCGCGGGGATGCTGGTGCTCGACGATACCGGCGCTGGCGTCGGCGCTGGCGGGACGATCCTCTTCACCGGCAACACCAAGGCTTATCGCTTTGGCGCGATCAGGGGCTACGCGACGAGCGGCGGGGGTAATTCGACCGGCGACATTACCATCTCGACGCGGCGCATCACGACCGACACGACGTTGACGGAGGCCGTGCGGGTACAGGCCAACGGGTTTGTCGGCGTTGGCACGCCGGCTGGTACGAGCCAGGTGCCAAGCAAATTCGTCGTCGCCACCAATACCGTCGTCCTGCCGGTGCCGCCCGTTGGCACGCTTGTCCAGATCGGCGCGGCCGACACGACCATCAGCCGTGTGCTGATCGACACGTTCGCTAATGCCGGTGCGGTCACCTTCCGCCGGGCGAATACGACGGCGCTAGCGCCCAGCGCGCTGGCGGCGAACGATCTCATCGGCGGGATCAACGCGACTGGCTACGGCACGTCCTACGGCAATGTCAGCACGGCCTCGATGGGGCTGTTCGCCTCGGAGGCGTTCACCGCGACCGCGCAGGGCAGCTATATCACGCTCAACACGACGCTCAACGGCACGATAACGCCGCTGGAGCGGGTGCGGGTTTACAACGACGGCGGGGTGACGCTGGGGGCGCCGACCGGCGGCGACAAGGGTACGAATACGCTCAATACGGGGGGCGCGATCTTCCAGAACAACGTGCCGGTCCTGACCGCCAACCAGACGATCACCCTGACGGGCGACGTGACCGGCAGCGGGACGACCTCGATCGCCACCACCCTGGCGACCGTGCCGGTTGCCAAGGGCGGCACCAATAAGACGAGCTGGGTGGCGGGCTCGGTCGCATTCGCGGCGTCTACGACGGCACTCGGCGAGAACAACGCGGCCCTCTTCTGGGACAACCCCAACGGCAGGCTCGGCGTCGGCACGGCGACCCCGCGCGGAACCCAGGAGATCTCGTCACCATCAGCGCCGTTATTCATCATGACCGACAGGTCCGGCGCGACCGACGCCAAGGCCTACGACTGGCAGGTGACCGGCGGGCAGCTCCAGGGGCGGTGCGTCAACGACGCCTACTCGACGGCCAACCAGTGGGTCACGGTGACGCGCAGCGGTGCGGTGCCGACCTCGGTGACTTTCCCGGTCTGCCCGGTGGCAGTCGGGACAGGAAACGCCATTGGCAAGCTGACTGTGACCGGGGCCGGGCAGGGAACCGCGGCAATCAACACCACCACGATCGGCAATGCCTCTTTGCTGCTCGACGATACGGGGGGCGCTGCCGGGAACGGCGGCTCGATCATCTTTAGCGCCAATTCCCAAGGCTGGCGCTTCGCCAGTATTCAAGGGGTGGCGACCAACGGCACGAGCAACACCCAAGGCAACATCAGTTTCTCGACACGGCGGGCCGTGACCGACGCGACGCTGACGGAGAGCGTGCGGATTGATCCAAGCGGCAACCTCAGTGTTGTCGGCAGCGGCAGTCTGGTTGCCGACAGCGCCGGTGCGCCTGCCACAAACCTGTTACAGCCATACAGTGTCTATGGTGGGTCTTACTCCTCCACCGGCATTTTCGGGTACAATTGCTACACCGACAGCTCGTCAGCGACCCGCGCCCGGGCAACAGGGTTTTGCTCGCAGTGGAATGCGGACCCCAGCTCTGGGCAGTTGACGCTCAACATCACGGCGGCCTCGACAACCGCCGGCGCGGTGCCGGCTTTTACCGCGCGGATGGCGCTGCTGGCAAACGGCACTTGCTATAACCAGACCGGCTCGTGGTCGGCACTCTCGGACGCCAGCATCAAGTCCGACGTGCAGCCCTATGAGCGCGGCCTCGACGCGATCATGGCACTGGAGCCGGTCGCCTACCGCTACAACGAGAAAAGTCCCTTCTACAATTCTAGCGATCCGGTGCGGTACGGCCTCGTCGCCGATCAGGTGCGCCCGCATGTGCCGGAAGCGGTCGGCACCTACAGCCATAAGGTCGGCGACAAAGAGAAAGGGGTCGATCTGGCGACGCTCGACCCGACGCATCTGGTGTATGTGCTGATCAACGCGGTGAAGGACCTCAAGGCCGAGGTTGATGCGCTGAAGGCGGCGGCGTGAAAGGCTTTTTCGCCTTTTTGGTGGTCTTTGCCTTTATCACCGGTGCGCGCGCGGATATGTACCCGGACGCGTCCAACGCCAAGCTGCCGGACGCGAGAACCAATATGGCGATTGCGCCGCATGTCGCCACCAACGCGGCGCTGCTTGCGGCGTCCACGGTGAATTACCCGACTGGCGTTTGGCGCGACACGTTTGGGACCTCGCCGCCAAATAACGCGCCTCCAGTGTGGTATCTGCCGAGCAACAGCCTCTGTTCGCTCGCCGCTGGCGCTGGAGACAACGGGGCTCAGGTTAAGTCGTCAGACGGCAAGTGCTGGATAGCGCAATTTTCCGCAGCGGGCGTTGATGTCGGTGAATGGGGGGCTATTGGCGACGGCACGACTAACGATACGGTGGCGTTCCAGTCCGCGCTCGACGGCAGCGCAGGCCATTATATCCTGCTGGGCGTAGGGCGCAGTTATTACATCGGGTCGGTTACCATCAAGGATAAAACAACCCTCAAGGGCACATTTGGCAATATCGGAGCGCCAAACTATCACAATGTGTTTTATGATTTCTCCACGACGCCGTCGATCCGTTTGGTAGAGCCGGGGGGGACTATTACCACCGGGAATAGCTCCACGATCGACGGAGTGCTTATTTATCGCGCTGGCATGACGTTCCCAGCCGCGAACAGCTCTGCATTTGCTGGTACTGCGATAACCGTAGCCGGCGATAGTTTTACCATGAGAAATTCCCTGGTCATGGGGTTCAACCTCGCCATCAGCAGCGGCGCGGGTGCGAACGGCTATGATAAGGGGCTGATCGAGGACTGCAGCTTCGACAATCAATCAAACATTTCGATCAACTTTTCAGCAGATACCTGGAAAATTCACGCCATCCACGCTTGGCCTTGGGCGACCTATACGCCAACCGCGAGCGATGCTGCGCTGGTGCGGACGGGGACAAATTTCCAAGAGTCCAACTCTAACGACGCCGCGATCATCACTGACTATCTTGCCTTTGGTTATGCGACGAGCTTCAGCTTTGTCGCTAATCAGGGGGCGATCTGCACGAACTGCGATGCGGACGGGCGAAACACGCAGGTCGGGTCGATCGGGTTTAGCATCACCGGGGCGAATGGCCAGGCGACACTGGTCAACCCGTCGATTTATGGGCGGGCCACGGGCATCTATGTCAACCACACAGGGGGAATCGCCGCTCACGTCAATATAATGGGCGGAACGCTGGCGAGCGCACCGACGACCGGTATCAATGTCGATACGGGATCGGCCGGTTATCTCTTGATACGCAATTTCGACATGGGCGCTGTTCAAACGGCAATGGAGGTCAACTCGGCATCTGAAGTTATTTCGATGGCTAGTAGCCACATCGGAACAGCGGTCAACGCGGTGCCGATCCACGTTCCTGGCGCGACCTCGAAGATCTTCCTTGGCCCCGACAACGTCTTTGGCGATCCGGTGACCGATGCGGGCCGGTCGATTATGACCGCGAACGCAACCGCGCCGGTGGTTGCCAGCGGGACGAGCGTGTCGCTGCCGCCGGTAGGCAACGTTTTTACCGTTTCAGGCACCGCGACGTTTCAATTTGTCAATGGCGAATGGGCGGGCCGGGTGGTGACGCTGGTGTTTCAGGGTGCTGCGACAGTGCAGAACACGACGGGCGGTGGGTTTGGGACAATTCAGCTTAATGGCTCGACCAACTATGTGGGTTCGGCGGGCAGCACGCTGACATTGGCCTCAAACGGCGGCAATGGCTGGTTCGAGATCGGGAGGATGAAACCCTGATGAGCCTAGATGACGGGCTCATCCGCCTGCCGCACAACGGCTGGGCGCCGCGCCCGTATCAGCGCAAGCTGTGGAATTACCTGGAGAAGGGCGGCAAGCGCGCGGTCGCGATATGGCACCGGCGGGCGGGCAAGGACGAGGTGTGCCTGCACTGGACGGCGACGGCGGCGCATACGCGGGTGGGGTGCTACTGGCACATGCTGCCGGAGGCGAGCCAGGCGCGCAAAGCGGTGTGGGACGCGGTGAACCCGCACACCGGGCAGCGAAGGATTAACGAGGCGTTCCCGCGTGAGCTGCGGGAGTCGACAAGAGAAACCGATATGGCGATCCGCTTTAAGAGCGGTAGTTTATGGCAATTAGTCGGTTCTGACAACTTTAATTCTTTGGTTGGCTCGCCGCCGATTGGTGTTGTCTTTAGCGAGTTCGCGTTGGCCGATCCGAGCGCGTGGGGTTATTTGCGGCCGATCCTCGCTGAGAACGGCGGCTGGGCGCTTTTCATTACAACACCCAGAGGCAGAAACCACGCCGCGACATTTTACGAGGCGGCGCATCAGGACCCGACCTGGTTTAGCGAGCAGTTGCCGGCGACGGACACGTCGGTCTTCACTTGGGATCAGCTTGAAATCGAGCACCGTGAGCTGCTGCGGGAATACGGCCCCGACGACGGCGAGGCGCGGTATCGGCAGGAGTATCTGGTCAGCTTCGACGCCGGCGTCATGGGGTCCTACTACGGCAGCCTGATGGAGGCAGCCGAGAAGGAGAAGCGGATCACCAAGGTGCTGCACGATGCGCTGTTGCCGGTGCATACGGCGTGGGATCTGGGGATCGGCGATGCGACGGCGATTTGGTGCGTGCAGCTCGTAGGACAGGAAATCCGGCTGATCGACTACATCGAAAATTCGGGTGTCGGGCTCGACTGGTACACGCGGGAGCTGGATCGGCGTCCGTGGAAATGGGGCGAGCACATCCTGCCGCACGATGCCGAGGCGCGCGAGCTGGGGACCGGCCGCAGTCGGCTCGAGGTGTTGCGCAGCTTGGGTTTTCACCGCACGCAGGTGATCCCGGCGCAAAAGGTCGAGGACGGGATCAACGCGGTGCGGACGATGCTGCCACGGATGTGGTTTGACGCCGAGAAGTGCGCACGGGGCGTGAGCGCCTTGCAGAATTACCGCCGGAGCTGGAACGACGGTTTGCGGACCTACAGCGACCGGCCGCTCCACGATTGGACGAGCCATGCCGCGGACGCGCTGCGGTATTGGGCGCTTGGCAATGTGCGCAACGCCGGCAGCGCCCGGCCGATCAAGTACCCCGATTTGGCGGTCGTCTAAGGAGACCTGCGATGAGCGGATATTCGCGGTGGATGGAAAAGAACTTTGTCGGTGGCACGTTCCCGCCGGAGCACCGCGCCGTTGCCACGATCAGCGGCGTCGGCACGGTAGGTCAGGTGCTGACGGCGACGCAGGGGGTGTGGACCAACGCACCGAGCAGCTACGCCTATCAGTGGACGAGCGCCGGGGCGAATGTCGGCACCAATACTTCGACCTACACGCTGGCGGCGGGTGACAGCGGTCATCTGATGCGTTGCACCGTGAGCGCGGTCAACGCCGCCGGCACGACGGTTGGCCCGCCGTCGGACCCGATCAAGTGTGCTTAAAGGGAACCAGTTTTTTGCCGTGGTTTAAGGATGGAGGAAGGCATATGAGCGACTTTGGACGATTGCAGGAACTGGCTCGCGCGGCTGGGGTTCAGGTCAACCCGCCGAGTGTTGTCGATATCCCGATGATCTCGCCCGAGATGGCCGCGGTCGGCGACACGTTGAGCTGCACGATGGGGAATTGGAACGGCGAGCCGACCGAATACGCTTATCAATGGCTGAGCAACGGCATGGATACGACCGCGACGGGAGCCAGTTATAGTATCCCGCCGGGTGATGATGGGCATGTCATCACCTGTGTGGTGACGGCGACCAATGGGGCCGGGTCGGCTTCGGCATCGCCCTCGAACGCGGTTACGGTGACAGCGACGCGCGCGGCGCCGGCAAAGAAGGAGCCCGAGCCGGTGCACCATCCAGATGCTCATAGCGACGCGCGCCGCAAATGAGTGTCTCCGACGCGATCCGCGCCCGTGCGGTGGAGGAACAGGTCGCGGTGATGAAGGAGCAATTTGCTGAAATGCAGGAGACTTTTTCCAAGATCGAACGCAAGAGCGCTGAACTCCTGGACGCCATTGGCGGGCTGCAGAACCAGATCAACACCCTTCGGGCCAAGACCGGTGCCGCCGCTCGATAGCGGTCTCTTTCCGAGCATGAGCGACGATCCTGGGCCGATGCGGTCGCGTGTTGCCCGCCGCGACCCCAAGAAGCTCATGGCTAAGGATGAGTTGCAGGACATCATCCGGCGCGAGCTTAACCAGGCGATCGGCGCGGAGAACGGCAAGCTCAGCAATGAGCGCCAGTCGTTGATGGCGGCTTATCAGGGGCAGGAATTTGCCGACCCGCCGCCGGGACAGAACCGCTCTCGGGTGGTCATGCTGACGGTGCTGGAAACGGTCGAGTGGGTATTGCCAGCGTTGCTGCGCATCTTTACCGCGAGCGACACGATCGCCAATCTGGAGCCGATCCAGACGCGGATGAACCCGCCTCCGACACCGCCCGGCATGCCGCCGCCGCTCGATCCCGAGGAGGCCGCGCGGCAGGCGAGCCTTTATGTCAATCATGTATTCAACGTCGATAATGACGGTTTCCTGATCCTGCACGATTGGTTCAAGGATGGGCTGCTGCAGAAGCTCGGTTGGGTAAAACGCTGGTGGTCCGAGGAGCAGATCCGCGAGACCAACACCTTCACCGGGCTGACCGAGGACGAATACAACGCCAAGCTCGGCGCGTTGGACGATCCCGACGCCAGCGCCGATGTCGAGATCCTCGAGGAGCATTCCTATCCGGCGCCGACGCCGTCGGGCATGGGCGAGGACGCGCCGCAGCCGCCGCCGATGGGTCCGCCCATGACCTTGGCGCCGGGGCAACCTTTCCCACCGGGTGCGCTTGCCGGGCCGCCGCCAATGGGCGCGATGCCGCAGCCGGGAGGCCCGCCGCAGGGCCTGATGGCGCAGCCGCCGCCGATGATGGGCAATTTAGGCATGCCGCCCGTGCCTCAGTCGCAGCAGGCTGGCAACATGGCGAACGTGCCGCCGGTGCCCCCGCCGCAGCCGATGCTTTACGACTGCAAGATCCGCGTGACCCGCAAGCAGGGGCGCATTCGGATCAAGAACGTGCCGCCGGAAGAGATCCTGTTCAGCCGGCGGTCGACCCGCGACGATATCCCGTTTCTGTGCCATCGCCAGCCGACGACGCGCACTGAGTTGCTCCAGCAGGGCTACGATGAGGACTGTCTCGATAGCGTCGGCTGGACTGACTCGGAAGATTACAATTCGGAGCGGTTACAGCGGTTTCATCCCGACGACGACATGCCCTACACCAACGACCGCACCGACCCGCCGATGCGGATGTATTGGGTCGAGGAGAATTACATCAAGGCCGATTATGACGGCGACGGGTTGGCCGAACTTTTGAAGGTCGTTACCGTCGATCGCTCAGCGGTGATCCTCACCAAGAATGGCAAGCCGGATATCGAGGAGGTCGACGAGGTCCCGTTTGATTTTCTCTGCCCGGTGCCGCAGCCGCATAAGCTGGTTGGCCTGTCGGTCGCCGATCTGGTGATGGATCTTCAGCGTATCAAGTCGACGCTGATCCGGCAGATGCTCGACAATATCTACTTGACGAACAACCCGCGGCATCTCGTGGTCGAGAGCGCCGCCACCGACGAGACTTACGACGACCTCCTCACGAGCAAGCCAGGCGGCATCGTGCGCGCGCGTTCGGCTGATGGCGTCACTCCGCTGATCACGCCTTTTGTGGCTGAAAAAGCGCAAGGCCTCGTCGAGTACATGGATCAGACGGCGGAAGTAAGAACAGGTATATCTCGACACAATCAAGGATTAGATCCAGACGATCTAAATAAAACAGCTACTGGCGTGAATTTGATACAGCAGGCTGCGGCGCAGCGCGTCGAGCTGATCGCGCGGATCTATGCGTTCGCGGTGCAGAAGATGGTGCGCGGCATCCTTGGCCTGGTGCGCAAGCACGCGCAGCAGGAGCGGATTATCCGGGTCAGCGGTGCCCCGCTGCAGACTGACCCGGCGCAGTGGAAAGACGACATGACGGTGACGGTGAGCGTCGGGCTCGGCACCGGCAACCGCGACCAGATCATGAGCCATCTGATGGCGCTCCTGACCGTGCAGCAGCAGATCGTGACTGGGCAGGGCGGCTTTAGTGGCCCGCTGGTATACGGCAAGAACATCTACGACACGGTGAGCCGTCTTGCCGCGAACGCCGGGTTCAAGAGCAATTTTGCGGTACAGGACCCGACGGTGCCGCCGCCGCCGAGCGTGACCGGGCCGCCGCAGCCGCCGAAGCCCGACCCGCAAGCGCAGCAGATGCAGCAGA